ATGATGCGTGATCTCGATATTGTATTGACCGCGCCGCAGGAAGCCTTCGTGTTTTCCGACGCGCCGTTTCCAGCCTTTGTCGGCGGTTTCGGTGCGGGCAAATCCGAGGCTTTGGTGACGCGGTTGTTGCTGCAAAAGCTCACGCATCCGCAATTGGACGTTGGCTATTTCGCGCCGACTTTCGATCTGGTGCGCCTGATCGGCTTTGCGCGTTTCGAAGAAAAGCTGGAGCAATGGCGCTTGCCATACAAGCTCAACAAGACGGATAGACAATTGCATCTTGAGGGTGGCGGCAGCGTGGTGTTTCGCTCGTTGGAGACGCCGGAGCGCATCGTCGGTTTCGAAATTGCCGATGCTGGTATTGATGAACTCGATACGCTCAAGCCCGTGCATGCTGCTGCCGCGTGGAACAAGGTGATTGCGCGTTGTCGCCAAAAGAAAGGAGCAGGTTTAGCAAATACCTGCGCCGTGGCGACGACGCCGGAAGGATTCCGTTTCGTCTACCAGCGCTGGGAAAAGCAGCGCAGTCGCGACTATGCGATCTACCGTGCGCCGACTTACTCGAACCCCTATCTGCCTGCGGATTATGTACAAAGCCTACGCGCCAGTTACCCGGCCAATCTGCTGGATGCCTATGTCGAAGGCCGCTTCGTCAACCTGACTTGCGGCAGCGTGTATCCGGAATTTTGCCGCACCAAGAATCACAGCGACGAAACGATACAGCCCGGCGATGACCTACACATCGGCGTTGATTTCAACGTGATGAATTGCACAGCCATCGTCTGCGTGCTGCGCTTCGGCAAGCCGCATGCGGTGGCGGAATTGACCGGCGTGCGCGATACGCCTGCACTGGTTGCGGCGTTGTCGGCGCGCTATGCCAGCCATCGTGTGCATATCTATCCCGACGCCAGTGGCAGGAGCCACAAGTCGGTCAATGCCTCGCTATCGGACTTGCAGTTATTGAAGAACGCCGGATTCGCTGTGCACGCGAAGGATGCCAATCCGCCGGTGCGCGAACGCGTGTTGACGGTCAATACCTTGCTGCACAACGCGCAGGGTGAACGTCATTTGCGCGTCAACACGCAAACCTGTCCGATCTTGACCGAATGCTTGGAACAACAGGTGTACGACAAGAATGGCGATCCGGACAAGAGTGCAGGGCGCGATCATGCGTCCGATGCGCTCGGTTATTTCGTCGTCTGGCATTGGCCGCTGGTGAAGCCGACCGTGCCGACGCCCATGCATCTTCCTTTCATGAATCGTTGATATGTATAAAACCATCCAGAAGTACTGGCCGAAAGATATGGATTTGCCGGAGCGCGCCTTCACGCTCGAAATGCGCAAGCGCGTATTGGATGGCGAGTTGTATGACCGCCATCGTCACCCATTCCATTACGAGATGAGCGAGAGCGGCGAATACGTGCCACTGCGCGAGCGTCGCCCCAGTGTGCGTAACAATTTGTGCCGCACTGTGGTTGACGATTCGGTCTCGCTGCTGTTTTCGGAAGGGCATTTCCCGACCGTGGAAATGCAGGACGAACAGCAAAAGGCCGCACTGCATCGCTTGATCAAAGAGATGCGCTTGAATGAAGTGATGATCGATGCTGCCACACGCGGTGCGGTCGGTAGCGTGGCGATTCTGTTGCGCGTGTTGGATGGGCGCGTCTTCTTGAATGTGATCGACACCGCCTATCTGACACCGCAATGGAATCCCAACGAGCCGGATACGCTGCTCTGCGTCAGCGAACGACGCAAGGTTGATGGCAAGGCGTTGCGCGATGCAGGTTATGCGATTGCCGATGAAGATATGGCTGCGCAATTCTGGTTCCAGCGCGAGTGGGATGCAGATGCGGAGCACTGGTTCATTCCCTGCAAGGTCGGCGGCGATGTGCAAGACATGGTGGTTGTCGATACCTCGCGCAGCGTCGAACATCAATTGGGCTTCGTGCCGCTGGTGTGGATCAGGAACCTGCCCGGCGGCGATGGCATCGACGGAAAGGCGACGTTTCCCGATGAAGCCATCGATACGCAGATCGAGATCGATTATCAGTTGTCGCAAGCGGGGCGCGGCTTGAAGTTCATGTCCGATCCGACGCTGGTGATACGCAACGAAACCAGTTCCGGCGCGCCCATGGTCAAGGGGGCAGCCAACGCCATCATGGTGGGGCAGGACGGCGATGCCAAGTTGCTAGAGATTTCCGGCGACAGTACGGCGGCCGTGATGGCTTACGTCGCACACCTGCGCGAAGTGGCGCTGGAGGCGATGCACGGCAATCGCGCATCGAATGACAAGTTGTCCGTCGCGCAGTCGGGGCGAGCGCTGGAGTTGCTCAATCAAGCGCTGGTATGGCTGGCAGATCGCTTGCGCATCAGCTATGGCGAAGGTGCGATACGCGACCTGATGCAGATGGTGGTGCGTATCTCCAATCGCATCGCCTTGCGTTACAAGGATGGCAGCGCGGTCGGTGTATTCGACGGCGATCAATGTCTGTCGCTACGCTGGCCTGAATGGTTCGACCCGACTTTGCAGGATTTGAATGTGCGAGCGGCGACCTTGTGCTCGCTCTGCGAAGCCGGGTTGTTGAGCCGTGCTACAGCAATCAGGATTTTGTGCGCGGAATACGACATCGAAAATCCGGCGGCGGAGTTGTTGTTGATTGATGCTGAACGTACAGGGCAAGCGTCAACAAGTTAAGACCACATATTTATTATCGCAAACCAAGCCAGCGTGATGCTGGCTTTTTTATTTGGAGGGCCAGGTGCCTGAAGACAATACATCAACAGTGAACACATCAACGGAAAACAAGACCGGCTTCTCGCTGGAATACGTGCAGGAACTGCGTGGCGAAAACGCGTCCTATCGCACGCGGGCGAAAGATGCCGAGGCGCGTGCGCAGCAAGCGCAACAAGATGCCGATGCGCAGATCGCCGAAGCAAATCGCACAGCGCAGACACGCGTGATCCGCACCGAATTGCGGGCCGAAGCCTTGAGGGCGGGCCTGCTCGATGCGGATGACTTGAAGCTGGCCGATGTCTCGCAATTGAACGTGAACGAAGACGGCGAAGTGAGCGGCGTGATCGAATTGGTCAAGGCATTGAAGCAAGCCAAGCCTTACCTGTTCTCTCGCAATGCCAGCACATCGCAAGCAGCACCGGCACCTGGCAAGACGGCTGCAAAAACCTTCGATGCACGCCAGGCGACGGCAGAGGAATTGGCAGCCGATGCCAAGGCACGTGGTTTGAATATCAAGTTGCGCTAGCGCCGGTCACGCAGATGCACATGTACCACCCCGTGAGTCCTGACGACGAGGGGATAACCCTGATCTCCTTATTTCATCATAGGACGTAAATACAATGGCATTTAATAATCTGCCAGCAGCATTGCAAGGTGCAATTCAAGCTGGTTACCTGGAACATCAATTCGCGTTGCCGTTGAAATCCAAATTGGGTTTCCGTGCGATTGCAGATCGTGAAGCTTTCACCGCCAACATCGGCGAGAGCATCACCAAGACGCGCACGGGCTTGCTGCCAGCGATGACGACTGCGATGTCGCCAGCCGCCAACAGCGACATCACCAGCGGCCTGACTCCGCAAAACTATACGGCTGAGCAATACGTGCTGCAGATCGCGCAATACGCTGCGAACATGCAGTTGAACGTGGTGACGCAGCGCGTTGCCATCGCCGACTTCTTCTTGCGCAATGCCTACGCATTGGGTGAGCAGGCGTTCCGTTCTGTCGACACGCTGGCGCAGCAGGCTTTGTTCAACACCTACCTCGGCGGCAATACGCGCGTGCGCGTGACGCTGGGTTCGGCTTCGACTTCGGTTGCGGTCGATGACATCCGCGGCTTCCTCGCGACGTGGAACAGCGCTGGTCAACCTGTGCCTGTTTCTGCTGGCAATCCGGTCACCGTGACTGTCGGCGGCGATCAATATTCGCTGATCGGCGTGTTGGCGGACGCGAGCAATGTCTCGACGGCGCCGGGCGGTGTTTCCGGTGTGTTGACGTTTGCGACGTCGGTGACCGTTGCCGATGGTACGGCTGCGAACCAAGTTGTGTCTGCAGTCGCGCCTTGCGTGATCCGTCCGAGCAACGCCACGACCAATGCGATGGCGACAACCACTGCTGCAATTTCCGGGGCTATTGACCAGAACTACGGCAAGCTGACGATGGGCATGATCCTGAATGCGAAGGCGACCATGTCTGCGAACGGCGTGCCGACTTGCGATGGCACCGGCATGTACAACCTGTATGTGGATCCTATCCAGGCGACCGGGTTGTATAGCGATCCGGCATTCCAGCAATTTTTCCGCGGCCAGATCACGACCAAGGAATACCGCGAAGGCGTGATCGCCGAGATGTTGGGCGTGCGCTTGCAGGAAACCAATCTCAATCCTGTACAAAACCTGGCGGGCGTTGGCACGGTACGCCGCGCCATCCTGTGCGGTCAAGGCGCATTGGTGGAAGGCCAGTTCACCGAAGACGCCTATGCACAGGCCTTGACCGGCGACGAGCGCGACGAATCGATTTCCATCGTCGATGGCATCGCCCACGTCACGCGTGAACCCTTGGATGCCTTGAAGCAGGTTGTGACGCAAAGCTGGAGTTATATCGGCGGCTTCGTCGTGCCTAGCGATACCACGGCCAATCCGAGCACGATTCCTACTGCAAGCAATAGCGCATACAAGCGAGCAGTGATGATCGAATCCCTGTAATCGCCGACTGGCTGATGTAGCAGCAGCGGGAGCGGTGTGCCGCTCCCGTTGTTCGTACATCGAAGGAGTTTTCCATGAAACATAACAAGCAAGCAACCGACAAGGCGACGGCGCAATCCGCACCCGCGCTGGAATTGCATCAGGATCGCAGCAAGGTGCATTGCGGCCAAGACTGCAAATTCTATATCACGGGGTCTGAATTCGATCATGTCGAAGATGCCGAGTTGATTGCGTCGCTGGTACCAAACGCCATGCAATGGGATGAATGACGATGGCATTTACTCCCTATACTTTTACGGATGCGCAATTGGTCGACATCAGGCGCTTTTGCGGCTATCCGGTGTATGGCAGCGGTGCAGTGGTGTTTCCCGCACCATGGGTGATGCAGCAATACATGGCCCTGGAATACAAGCTGCAAAACATCAATGCGGATGAAGCCAATGTCGTGATCAACACCTACCTGACCAATTTGAATACGTTGGAGGGGGCGATACCGGCAGCCAGTGCCAACCTAGACACGGAAAGTGCAGCAGTGTGGACGCACAACAAGAACGAGCAGCGCGACCGCGAGCACTTGTTCGATAGCTGGCGTCTGCGCCTGTGCCAATTCCTGGGTGTGCCGCCTGGGCCGAATTTTCCCGCGTCATCCGGCTGCATGGTGGTCTGATGAACGAGACCTTGTTGCAACAAAAGATTTATGCCGGATACGCGAAGACTGCGCAAATACTGGGGCTTGCCAGCACGCTGTATCGCGCCACGTCTTCGCTGACGCCGATTGCTGTCGGCAATGTCGTCGCCACCTTGCCTGCAAGCTTCAACGCGGAAGATATGGCATATGAGAAACCGCAGCGATTCGGCAATGCAATGTGGTATTGCATGATAGACGGTACGCAAACACGGATCGGCGATTATGTCGTGAATACGGCAGGGACTTTCTTCATCGTGGAGATGCAACCTTTGCTGCCCATCCTCGCGGTGAAGTGCAATCGCGCTGTGCGCATCAGTCGTATGCCGATGCAGAACAGTGCCGGTTATGCTGGCTATTCCGGCGTGGTGGCTGCGCAGGAGGTCGATGTGCTCGGCACGTCGGGGGCGCTGGGTTCCTTTATGTCTGGCTGGCCTGCGTCGATACGCCTGGGCGGCAAGGGTGATAAAGACAACGGTCTGCCTTCCGATGTCAAGGGGGCGGGTTACGAGATTTTGTTGCCTGCATCTGTGCCGATCACGATCAGCGAGTCCGATATTTTGCAGGACGATATCGGTCGAAACTATGCGATTGCGGCAGCGGAATTGAGTGATATGGGATGGCGCATCGTGGCAACTGAGGAGCATGCGTAATGGCAGACTTATCCGATGTCAACAACACGCTGGCTAGCCTGGCGACGACGGCGATCTATCCGAACGGCGCATCGCAGACGAGTGTTGCTGGCGTGACCGTCACGACAGCTACCGGTTGGCCGGTGCCGACACAACTCGACGCCATCATGGCGGCAGGCAATGCGATGGTGACCGTGTACCCGATGAAGGACACGGAAACCAATACCACGCGCTTCATGCCACAGATGGAGATCGCCACCACGATACCGGCCGCGCAATTGAGCCTGAGCGTGAGCGGTAACCAAGTCACGATAGGCGGTTCGATCAAGGCGGGCGAGGTGGCAACACTGTTCGTTAATTATCACGCATTCAGTCATAGCGTGATTGCCACCGACACCGCGATAACGATTGCGCAGGCATTGTCTGCACAGATACTGGGATCGACAGTAAGCGATTCCGTGGTCACCGTCAATGGCGCCTTCGATATTGAAGTCGCAGTGTCGGTGCCGGTGGCGATGCAGTCCGAAGTGGCGCGACAATCGCGCAGCTTCATGGTGACGGCGTGGTGCCCGACACCAGCGATACGCGATGCGATCATGCAGGCAGTCGACAGCAGCTTCAAGAGGATGAAGCGCATCGTGCTGCCCGACGGCACCATGGCTCGCATGATCTATCGTGGCACGCAGGAAACCGACTTCCTCGTGAAACAACGCATCTATCGGCGCGACCTACGTTACGAAGTCGAATACGTGACGATTGCCACTGAGACCGATAACACCATCACCGATTTTGCCGTTGGCGTGACGCCTACGGCGGGTAGTACTATCAACATCAACATTTGAGGACACCATGGCAAAGAATGACGCCAGCAATGCTGCGCAAAACATAGCAGTAGCGACAACAGACGCGCAACATCACCTGATTGTGATCCATCCTTTTGGAACCTACAACAAAGGCGCGCGCATCGAAGACGCCAAAGAAATCGCCGCCGTTTTGGCTGGCGAAAATGCCGGTTCGTGCAATCGCATCAACCCTGGCACTTGAGCCACTGCGCGCTGCCGCGCTAGCGCGATTGCAGCAAACTTATTTTGATTCAGCCGCCATTGTGCGGCTATTTTTATTTCTGGAGGCTGAGTAATGCCCGTTTATCAAGCAGGACAACTGAACACGACGGCGCTGCAGGCGCCGGATTTGTACGTCATCATCCAGCCGCCTGGTGTCAATTACATCAACGGCGTGCCGACCGATGGCTTGGGCCTGGTCGGTGTCGGTTCCTGGGGGCCGGTGAATGCGCCGATCAAGGGGATCGGCAATAACGCACAGGCGCAGCAGGCGATTGGTAATGTCACTTTCCGTGGGCGCGATCTGGCAACTGCGGTGGCAGTCGGCGTGCAAAACAATGTGCAGAATTTCGTACTGGTGCGTGTGACTGATGGCACTGACACTGCGGCAAGCGCGACACTGAAAGACGTCGCCAGCACACCGGTAACCGGTCTCACCTTGACCGCGTTGTATTCCGGTGTGGTTGGCAATACGCTTACCACCAGCATCGTTCCAGGCACCGCAAACAATACCTACCGACTGCAGATACAGCGCGCAGGCTATACGCCAGAAGTGTTCGACAACATTCCGGGCACTGGTGCAACCTTCTGGGCTAACGCTGCGCAGGCTGTGAACTATGGACAGTCAGGCGTGCGCGGCCCGTCACAGCTTGTCGTCGCCACAGCAGGCCCTTCGACTGCCGCGCCTATCCTGAGCGCAGGCGGCACGACTTCTTTCTTGGGCGGTACCGACGGCGCGACTGGTGTCACCGATCTGACATTGGTCGGCACGGATGGCCTGACGCGCACCGGCATGTATGCTTTGCGCAAGAGCGGCGTGCAAGTTGCGAATCTGGTCGATTGCCAAACATCGACGACGTGGACTTCGCAATTGGCATTGGGCCTGCAGGAAGGCATCTACTTCCACACCGCAAATCCGCCTGGTGTTGGCATCACCAATAGCGCGACCAATCTTGTCACGGCAGGTATCGATGGCTATGGCATGAACTGCTTGGTCGGCGATTGGTGCTATTGGCAGGATGCGACCAACGGCGTGCAACGCATGCTGTCGCCAGCGACGTTCACATCGGCCCTGCAAGCAGCGACCAGTCCGGAGAAATCGATCTTGAATGCGCCGATTGCCGGTGTGATTGCAACACAGCGCAGCTTGCAGAATTTGCCATATAGCGACGCCGAGATTGCGCAATGCACGCAAGCGCGCCTCGATGTGCTGACGCTGGGTGCACCGGCGGGCAATAGCGCCGCGCAAACGATAGCCTTCGCATTGCGCGGCGACGCCTTTGTGATCGGTTCCGATTCCGCTGATGTCGTTGAGCGAGAAAGCGGCAGCGCCAGGCAAGCGCCTCATCCTTTGTTGCAACCGGCGTTGCTGCGCTCCATTCCGGAAATCAAGAAACAAATCGGCGAAAGTTTAACGGCTACATTGGCAGGTGAATCATGAGTGACGGATATAAGGTCAGCGTCGAACTGGAGTTGGAAGACAAGTTCACATCGGCGCTGACTAAAGCCATCGAAGCGCTCGACAAAGCGGGCGAGGGGATGGAGAAATTTACGCCGGGCTTGAAGGAACTTGTCAAGCTGGGCGAAGAACTCGGCGAAAAATTCGAAGAGGCTTCGAAATCAGCGAGTGAGATTTTCAAGGGCGAAGGCTTGGCGGAAACGGTAGGCCGTGTCGAGAGTCTGGCGAAGCATTCGGAGGCGTTTGCGAAAAGCGCGCAAGAGGCCGCAGCGGCCTATGCGCGCATTAACAGAACCCCCTCGTTGCGGAACAATAGTTTCCGGCCGTTGGAAGTACCAACTCTTGCAAAGAAAGAATCAGCCGGGGGCGCTGCAGAAAAAGCTGGCGCAACTGTGCTTGAAGGTGGGGCTGCGGAAGGCGGCTTGGCTGAAGCGGCGCTTGTAGGAGCAAGCCGTTTGGCGCCGATTGCCTCGCTTGCGATCAAAGCGGGTAAGGTGCTGCTGGATGCTGGCAAGGAAGGCATCAAGACTAACTTCAACATGGAAGACAGCAATAAGAGTCTCATGTTGAATTTCAACATCCCACCGGACAAGATGTCGGAGATGATGCATCGCGCGCATGACAGTGAGATGAGCGTGTCGTCCGACGTCAAGTCGGTATTGAATGGCGACATGGGGCAGATTGCCGAAGCACGCAAGAGGCGCAGTGAAGTCGTGGGTCATCAATCGTACGACGAGTTCGAAGAGCAATCGTCGCTGTACGAGGAAAATGCGGCAACCGTCAGCAGGCGTACCGGCGAGAACTTCGTCGAAGTGACGGCGACAATGGCCGAAGCGATAAAGGATGCAGGTATCGAGGGCAAGGGCGAGATCGCGTCTTATCTGCATGCGTTCACGATGGCAAGGCTGGAAGCCAAGGTCAGTTCGGACAAGTTGAAAGAAACCTTGCACGACATGCCGAACTTCATGCGGTCGAACGAGCAAACCCGGGAAGACAATTTGTACTTCGCCGCCTTCGCTGGAAAAGAGGGCCTCGCCGACGGCAAAGGCGGCGAGATGTTGAACGACCTGCTGGCAAAGAATTTGCCTCAACAGTTGTCTGGTAACTCCAAGGAGGACAAGGAGAGAATCGAGGCTGGCAATCGCCTAGCCCGCAAATTTCACGCATAG